ATGGCTTTAGTTTATAGACATAGAAGGTTAGATACTAATAAAATATTTTATGTTGGTATTTCTAAAGACAATTATAGACCTTATTCTGATGGTAGATATAGAAATAAAATATGGAATAGAATAGTTCAAAAAACAGATTATGTTGTAGAAATAATAGAAAATAATATTTCTTATGAAGATGCTATTGAATTAGAAATATTTTTAATATCTTTATATGGTAAATTATGTAATAAAACTGGTATATTAGCTAATTTAACAGATGGTGGTGAAGGAACTTTGGGATATGAATCTTGGTGTAAAGGCACAAAAGGATTAGTAAAACCAAATAAAGGTAGTTTTAAAAAAGGACATAAATTAGGATTAGGAAGAAAACTTTCTGATGAACATAAAAAAATAATAAGTGAGAATACTAAAGGTAGGAAATTATCTGAAAAACATAAAGTTTTATTAAAAGAATCTTGTAATAAAATTTGTTTAGATTTATATACTGGTATTTATTATGATAGTTTAATTGAAGGATGTGAAGCTGTAAATATAAGACCTAATACTGAATCAACAAGAATTTCAAGAAAAAGCAAACTTCAAAGATTTTTATATGTCTAAAACAGCTAAAAAACCAATAAGAAAGAATTTGATTAAAGAGTTGGATACGATTTTTTCAATTTATATTAGACGTAAAGATGCAGTTAATGATATAGCACAATGTGTAACTTGCGGAAAGAAAGACCATTGGTCAAAACTTCAAAATGGTCATTGGGCAAGTAGAAAAAATTATAGCACACGTTGGGATGAAAAAAATTGTAATGTACAATGTGCTGGTTGTAATGTATTTAAAGCTGGAGAAATTTATTTATATACAAAATATCTTTGTTCAAAATATGGTGATAAATTCCCTGAAGAACTTTATTTAAAATCAAAACAAATAGTTAAATTTGCTGATGTAGAATTAATTGATATGATTGATTACTATAAACAAAAGGTAAATATTTTGCATAAATTTACATAATGTTTTTTAAATTGTTTTTGTCAAGAAGGAGTGGTTTTATAGCCACTCTTTTTTTTGTCTAAAAGTTAAAGAAATGTTAAAGTTTATTTTTGTATTAATTTAATATTTAGATTTGTACCATAATTAAAAAACAAATAACAATGAAAGATTTATTAGACTACAACAGATTTAGAATTGAAACAATGCAAAACAAGATTTGCGAATTAGAAAGTTTATTAAGTACATTAGAAACTTATTGCTTTGAATTAGCAGATGATGATTGCCCAAAAGAGTACAAAACAATTATTAAAAAAGAATTATACAATTTAAAAACAAAGTAAAATGAAAAATCAAGAAATAACACAAATTATTCAAATTAATGAACCACAATTGAATTTAAATCAAAAATTATCTTTAATTCAAAAAGAATTTAAAGCAAACAAATCAAAATTTAATAGTTTTGGTAAATACAATTTTCGTAGTGCTGAAGATATATTAGAAGCATTAAAACCATTTAATGGAAAGTATGAAGTATCTTTTGTAATTAGTGAAAGAATAATATCAACTGAAGCATATTTACCAATGTTAGAAAGTACTGCTACAATTTATGATAATAATGGTGTAAATGAAATATCAGCAACAGCTATTGTAGGTGTAGATTTAAACCAAAAAGGAATGCAAGTACCACAACAATTTGGTTCAGCTTCTTCTTATGCTAAAAAATATGCATTAGGTAACTTACTTTTAATTGATGATACACAAGATGCTGATGCAACTAATAAACACGACAAAGAAGTAAAAGCAGAAGATGATTTAAAATGGTTAAATAAAAATACACCAGAATTTAACAAAGCTATTGAATATTTAAAAAATGGTGGTAATATTGCAACTATTGAAAATAAATATAAATTAGCTAAAGCAGTTAAAGATGAATTATTAAAAGTAAAATAGGGAAGCTGAAAACTATATAGAGTAAGCAAATTTTAAATAAAAAAAATATGAGTGCAATTATTAATGTTAGTTTAAGAGTAGACAAATTACCAAAAGAAAAATTTGTATCAGGAAAAGATGGTGCTGTTTATTACAATTTTACTATAGGTGTAAATGATGAACCAAATCAGTATGGGCAAAATGTTTCTTTAACTGATAGTCAATCACAAGAAGAACGTGAAGCAAAGAAAGCTAAAGTTTATTTAGGAAATGGTAATGTAGTTTGGACTGATGGTAATATCAAAACTGCTCCTAAAAAAGAAAAAGCATCTGCTGCAACAGTTGAAAGTGATTTACCATTTTAATTTAATTGGGTAGTGTAAAAGCTACCCTTTTTTTAACAAAAACAATGACAAAAGAACAAAAACAAGAAAAACGTTTAATGATGGAATTTATAGTTGATGAAGCTATATTAAATCCATTAGAAAAAGTAGAACATCCAAAACCAGCAATATCATTTGGTTTTAAAAGTTATGAAAGCAAAGATGGCGAAATTATATTTCCAGTACCAATAGGAACTTATGGTAACTTTAGTTTTGTACAAGCACCACCTAAAAGTAAAAAAACATTTTTTGTATCATTATTATCAGCAATTTATTTAGCAGAAGATTTACATCAGTTTTGTGGTGATTTAAAAGCAAATAGAAACGATAAACATTTAATACATTTTGATACAGAACAAGGTAATTTTCACGCACAAATGGTTTTTAAAAGACCATTAGAAATGGCAGGATTAAAGAACATAGATAAATACCATACATTAGCTTTAAGACAATATAGCTTTAGTGATAGAATAGATATAATAGAACATTATCTTTATGATAGGTTAGATAGCAAAAATATTGGTTTAGTAATTATTGATGGTGTTGCTGATTTATGTAGTGATGTTAACAATATTGAAGAAAGTAATAATGTAGTACAAAAGCTAATGAAATGGACTAAAGAATTAGATTGCCATATTGTAACTGTTATACATTCTAATTTTGGAACTGATAAACCAACTGGTCATTTAGGTTCATTTTTAGAAAAGAAAACAGAAACACAAATTAGTTTAGAATTAAACACAGTTAATAAAGGATTAGTAAAAGTAAGTTGTAAAAGAAGTAGAAATGCACCATTTGAAGATTTTAATTTTAAAGTAAATAACTTTGGATTACCACAAGTAGAAGGAGCATTTTATGACCCATTAAAAGATATATTTTAAGATGAATGTATTATCACTATTTAACGGAATGAATACTGGCAGACAAGCATTAGAAAATGTAGGTATTAAAGTAAATAAATATTATTCAAGTGAAATTAAACCTTATGCAATAGAATTAACACAATACCATTTTCCAGATACTATTCAAGTTGGAGATGTAACAAAATGGAAAGAATGGAATATTGATTGGAAAAGTATTAATTTAGTTTTATCAGGTTCACCCTGTCAAGATTTATCTGCTGCTGGTAAAAGAGCGGGAATTAATGGAAGTAGAAGTAGTTTATTTTTTGTGTTTGTAGAAATATTAGAACATATAAAATCATTAAATCCTAAAGTATTATTTCTTCAAGAAAATGTAGGGAGTGCAGCAAAATTAGATGTTGGAATTATGAGTAGGGCTTTAGGAGTTTATCCAGTTAGAATTAATAGTTCGCTTGTTACTGCACAATTAAGGGATAGGTATTATTGGAGTAATATAAGAACAAGACAAGATGGAATGTTTGGTGATATAATTACTGATATTCCACAACCTAAAGACAAAGGAATAATGTTTAAAGATATTATAACAAGTGGATGTGTTGATACAGATAAACATACTTGTTTAAATACTGGTAGTGGTGCAACTGAACAAGCAAAACAAGAATATTTATTACATAGAAACGAAACTACTGGAATGATTACTTTAATTAAAGAAAACGAAAAAGTAAGAACAGTAAATAAAATTGAAATGTGTAGGTTACAAGGTTTTCCCGATAATTATTGCGATATTCTTACAACTGCAAAAGCAGGAAGCTTACTTGGCGATGGTTGGACTTTACCAATTATAGAACATATATTTAAATTTATAAAACAATGAAAGATACAATGAAACACCACATAGAAGAATTACAAATATCTGCTGCAAGAATGCTTGTATTAAATTCAGATAACAGTATGTTAATAAGTTATTTTAAAGACTTGCAAGAAAAGTTACAATATTTGTATATATTAAATGAAATGGAAAATGAAGCAAATTGGAATGAAATACAAAATGCTTTTCATTCAATATTAAAAATAGATACAGAATTAACAGAAGTAGATTTGAAGATTAAAGTAAAAGAAGCACCAGATGTAAAGACTGGTAAAATAACAATTAAAATGTATTAGTATGGAATTGTCTACAAATAAATGGTTAGAACAGGTTGCCCAACATCATAAAGAATGGGTTAAAATTGCTAACCTTTATAAAGTAGATGACTATGCAGAAGATATTGTTCAGGAAGTTTATATTGCATTATGGAAATATGCTGATGCTGAAAAGATAATTGATGCAAAAGGTAATGTTCGTAAAGGTTATGTTTTTTTTACAATTAAAAGTTTATGTTTTCAGTATTTAAATAAACGTAATAAGATTGATAAAATAGGAATAGATACTTTGTTTAATTTATCAGATAATAATAATATAGAAGAACACAAAGCATATAATGATATTTGTTTAATGATTGATGAAGAAATTGAAAACTGGCATTGGTATGATAAAAAGCTGTTTAAATTGTATAGAGATACAGATATGTCAATGAGGGATATTGCAAAAGAAACTAATATTAGTTTAATATCAATATTTCATTCAATTAAAAACTATAAAGAAGTATTAAATAATAAGTTTATGAATGATTACCAAGATTATATTAATAATGACTATAACAACATATACTAATGGGAAGAAAAAAGAAAGCAACAGGAATAGGTGATACAATAGAAGTTATCACAGAAGCAACTGGTATTAAAGCAGCAGTTGAATTATTTAGCAAAGTAACAGGAATTGATTGTGGTTGTGAAGAAAGAAAAGCAAAACTAAATAATTTAATTTCATATCGTAGAAACGTAAATTGCTTAAAAGAAGAAGAATATTTGTTTTTAAAAGTATTATACGATAATAGAGTAAATCAATTAACACCAAAACAGCAGCATACAATTAAAGATATTTATTTAAACGTATTTAATGAAAAATTAGATAATTCAAATTGTTCAAGTTGTTGGAGAACTATAATGAGTGATTTACGCAAAGTTTATGATACTTATGAAGTAAATGAATAACTGGAAAGAAATTGATTTATTTAACTATTTAGTAGAAAATATATATCCTGATTTAGTTAAAGCTAAAAATCAAATGAGTAGATGGGATTGTTACAGTCCATCAACTGCACATAGGATTGAATTAAAATGCAGACAAACGCATTATAAAACTTTGTTATTAGAAAGAGTTAAATATGATGCTATGATACAAGAATGTGAAAAGCATTTAGATATACCAATATATATTAATTCAACACCAAAAGGAGTTTATAGTTTTAATCTACATTTGATTGAACCAGTTTGGGAAATAAACAATAAAAATCCAGCATCAACATATTTTAACAATAGAGAAAAAATAGAAAAAGAAGTAACATATTTAGAAATAACAAAAGCAAAACAATTATGAAAGACAATCCAATTCAGTTAGAGTATTTAAAATCTGTATTATTAGCACAATTATTACTTGAAGCTAATGAAAGTTTAATTTTCACAACACAATACAGGCAAACAATTAAGAACTTAATTAATAGACTTAATAAAGAACTTGAACAAATAGTTTTTTTAGAATATACAAACATTTATAAAACAGACCCAGAAATGACTACAAATATATTAAGGTCAATAGAAAATATAGTTAGCAAATTGCAAACTTCAACAATAGATGAACTGGTTATGATTGATGCAGTAGTTGATAAATACAAAGAGAATAAAGAGTGGTTTATGGAAAATGGTAATGCTGAATTTTTAAAATTAGACTAATGAAAATAACATATACATCTTATGGTAAAACATCAACAATAGAAACACAAAATGATGATATTGATATTGATGATTTAGGGCAATTACTTTATAATATTTGTTTAACACAAGGTTGGCATCCAACTTTATTAAAATCAATATTTAAAAAAAATGTAACTAATGGCGAAAGTTAAAGAAGAAAAGTTTGTACCTAAACCTGATGAAGTAGATGCTATGAGTTTATGTTGGAAAAATGATTTAGCTTATGTTATTAAACCAGCAAAAAATGCAAATAGGTATAATGTTATAAAATATCAAATAAGCAATTACAATGAAATATTTTATTATAAAGAAAATAATGTAAATGCTGAATTTACAGAATATGAAGGATTAAAAAAAACAATGGAATTATATAAGTTTCACGCTAAAAGATTTAAACAATGACACCAATACATTACGACAACAAAAAGAACTACGATGTTATAGACTTTATTAAAGACTATGATTTAAACTTTAACGAAGGTAACGTAATTAAATATGTAGCAAGAGCAAAACACAAAGGAACGCATATAAAAGACTTGGAAAAAGCAATAGATTATTTAGAAAGAGAATTAAAACATTTAAGACAAGAACAAGAACAATGGATAGAACAGAACAAATAACATTTGATGCATTAGAATTAGAATATACTTTAAACTATTTAATTAAGAAAAGAAATTCACTTTATTTAAAAGGTTTAAATGATGAAAAGATAAACGATAAGATTAGAGCAATACAACACAAATTGCGATTTGCAAATTGAAAATTAGGGTAGTTTAATAGCTATCCTTTTTTGTTTTAAAATGTTAAAGTTTTGTTAAAATTTTAATAAGTTGTTTATAATTAAAAAAATGTTTATATATTTGTCCCAGCAATAAAGCAAAACACTAAAACAAATAAAAATTATGGAAACTACAGTAAAAACAAATGAAGTATTAAAATTAGAAAAACAAATTATTATTTTAAATGATAGAATTAAAAATGTAGAAGATGTTATAACACTTAATGTATGGACAAGAAAGTTAAATTCTGTAACAGAAAAATTAAATAAATTACAATAGTAACTAAGTGGAGCAGCATACTACCAACTGCATTAATAATTAAACCAAAACATTATGAAAACATTATTAAAAGAATTTGCATTAGCATTATTATTATGGGTTGTATTTTTCACAGGTTCATTAATCCTTTTAAACGTAATTTAATATGACACCACAAGAGAAAGCAATACAGTTGATTAATAAATTTACTTATTGGAATACAAGTCAAGCAGAACGTGAAGGTATTTTATCTGCATTAAATGTAGTTGATGAAGTATTAAATATTATTGAATATAAAGATTTAAAATATTGGGATGAAGTAAAAAATGAAATTATGATTTATAAAAACAATTTAGTATGACACCAGAAGATAAAAAAGAATTAGATTTTGTTTTAAAACAAGCAACAAAAATTTTAATAGTTGCAATAGTAGCAGCATTAGTATTATTAACAATAACAATTATAAAATTATGAAAATAGAAATTATTAGAAAATTAGATATACTTTTAGATTTACAAAGTGAAAATAATATTCATCAAATAACTTTAATTAATTCAATTAAAAAGGATTTAATTAACGAATGGAATGCATCTGATAATTATGCACAACAAATCAGGGAAGTTTTAGATATGGATAACACCTATGAATTATTAAACAACATTAAAATTAGATAAGATGATAACAACATTTGACAACAAACAATGGGATAAACAAGAACTATTAGATAATATGTATGATGATAATTTCTACTATGGTTATTTAGGTAAAAATGCTTTAAGTAGTTCATCTGCTAAAATGCTTATATCTTCACCAAAAACTTATAAATATGTTACTGAATATGGTTCAGATGAAAGTCAAGCATTAAGGGATGGTAAACTATTTCACACAATGATATTAGAACCACACAAATTAAATGATTTAGTAATTGTAGATGTAGCAACAAAAGCTGGAAAAGAATACAAGCTGGCAAAAGAACAAGGTTTAGAAGTATACACAAGAAAAGAATATAATGATGCTGAAAGATTAACTGATGCACTAATGAAAAACAATGAAGTTGTATCTTTAATGTCTAAATGTCAAACAGAAATACCAGCTATTGAAATGATTGATGGAATACCATTTAGAGCAAAAGCAGATATCTTACAACCAAATATGATTATTGATTTAAAAACTACAACAGGTGTAAAAGATTTTAGATATAGTGCAGACAAATACAGCTATGATTTACAAGCATATTTATATAAAAAGATGTTTGGTGTTGATGATTTCTTATTTATAGCAATAGATAAAGGAAGTTTAGATATAGCAATCTTTGAATGTAGTGATGAATTTTACGCTAAAGGTGAAGCAAAATTAGAACAAGCAATATCAAACTATAAATACTTTTTTGGTGAAGAAGATATGGATTTAAATCAATATGTATTAAGAGGAATATTATAAGATATGAAAATAAATTTAACACATAAAATAAACAATGATAAATATACAGAATATATTTATGAAGCATTTGATATTCAAAACAAAGAACAATCAAATGTAATTGTTGAAGCTAATTTAGAACATTTACCTAAAGAATGGAACATAGGTGTTGTTTACGGTGGTTCTGGTACAGGTAAAACTACTATATTAAAAAACTACTTTAAAAAAGAAATGGACAAATCATATTTTGATAATTCTAAATCTTTAATAAGTAATTTTGATTGGTTAGAACCTAAAGATGCTACATTTTTATTATCAGCTATGGGTTTAAGTTCTGTACCAACTTGGTTACGACCATTCAATACTTTGTCAAATGGTGAACAATATAGAGCAAATTTAGCTTATATTGTAGGAAGTGCATCAGAAAATGAAGTTATATTAATTGATGAATATACATCAGTAGTAGATAGAGATGTTGCTAAAGCTATGTCTAATGCTTTACAAAAGTATATTAGACGAACTAATAAAAGAATTGTTTTAGCATCTTGTCATTTTGATATTATGGAATGGTTGCAACCTGATTGGATATATTCACCATCAAAAGGGCGTCTTGAAATAGCGCCATCACTTCGGCAACCAAAAATTGAACTTCAGATATTTCGATGTAGATATGAAACTTGGAAATTATTCAAGCACAATCATTATTTAACTGAAGATTTAAACAAAGCAGCTAAATGTTATGTAGCATTATTTAATGATAAACCTATTGCTTTTATGGCAATATTACCTTTTCCAAGTGGTGTTATTCAAAATGGTTATAGAATATCAAGAATTGTAGTATTGCCAGATTTTCAAGGATTAGGTATAGGTTTTAAATTTTGTAATTGGTTTGGTCAAGTTTATAAAAATGATAATAAAACAATGTATATTAAAACATCTAATCCTGCATTATGGTCTGTTTTTAATAATTCAAATAATTGGTTATTTTGTGGTGAAACTAAAGGTGAAGAAAAAGCTGAAATGATGCAATCAAAAAAACAAAAAACACAAGGTGATTATAATACATCAACAAGAATATCTAAATCTTATAAATTTGTAGGAATTAAAAACGAAATAAACACAGATTTAATAACATTTAATGCTGATGCTTGGAAAGATGTTGCTCAAAATCAAATTTCAATGTTTTAATGAATAATCATATATTAGACATACAAGACAAATATTTTAATGATATAAAAATAGGAATTAAAAAATTTGAAATAAGACGAAATAATAGGAATTATCAAGTAAACGACACTTTAACATTAGTTAATTTAAAAACTAATGAAGTACTTACAAAAACAATTATTTACATAACAGATGTGTCTATATACGATTTAAAACACATATTAATATTAGGAATAAAATAATTAAAAATAAAACAATGGAAACAAGAAAAAAATATAATCCAAACTATCATAATAATGAATTTAATTATTTAATAAGTGAATTAACAGATGTCAAACGTTCTATAATGGACATTGATTGTGTTATGACTAAATATAAATTTAATACGTTTATGATTGACCATAAAAAAAATGAAGATACAACTTCTTTAAATACTTTAATGCAACTATCAAATTATGTTGATGTAACATTAAATGATAAAACTAAAATACAATGTTTTATAGTTCGTTCAAATGTAAATATAGAAACTTGTCAAACATCAGATGGTATTACAATGATTTATGAAATAAAAAATATAAATCAAGTTGTAGATAAAAAAAATAAAACTGATTTCATAAAAGGAATATTTAAAACAACAAATGATGAACAACTTAAATTATTTTTTCAGCCAGAAACACATAATGAAGTAAAAGAAAAATTAAGATTTGAATTCTAATGAATGATATAGCAACAGAACATTATAATATTACTTTATATGAAATAGAACAAGGAATGACTATTCAACAAATAAGGTTTATATTAAAAGAATATGAAGCAGAAGAATTATATGAAGAATGTCAAGGTATACATTTAGCATTAGAAATAGTATTATTTAACATACTAACAGAATTAATTAAACAAAGTAAAAAACAAAAAATAAAAATTAGATGGAAACGCAAATAACATTACAATTAAAAAAAGCAATACAAGAAATAACAGGTGTAGATATAAATGAAGTAACACGTAAAAGAGAAACAATAGAAGCACGTGCAATCTATTATAAAGTATTAAAACAAATAGATAAAAAGAAGTCATTAAAGTCTATTGGTGCTTCAGTAGGAAAAGACCACGCAACAGTTCTACATTCATTAAAGAATTATGATATGTTTGAACAGTTTAATCCAACATTAAAGTTATTCAGGAAACAAATAATGCAAAGATTAAATTATGCAACACCAGATATATTAGATATTACTAAAGATGAATTAATACAAAGTCTACAAATAGATGTAATGAAACTATCAAGTGAAATAGAAAACTTGCAAGAAACAATTACTAACTTACAAAAACCAAGAAACAATTACAAAATAGTAAACAACATAGAAACACTACTATTAGAAACAGAAGGTAAAGAACAACAAGAAATAATTATAGAAAGATTACAAGCATTATATAAAATGAATAGAAACATTAAAATATAATAAGATGAGAATACAAACAAACTACACCGACAAATTTAGTTTAGGAATTGTAATTGATAGCAATGAAATACTAATAGCATTTGTACTAATAATAATAACTATAAAATTTTAATTATGGCAGATATAGCAAAGTGTAATGATGCATTATGTCCATCAAAAGATTACTGTTATAGATTTACAGCACCAGCATCAGAAGTATGGCAATCGTATGGAATGTTTAATAGAGAAAGTGATGCAGATAATTGTGATATGTTTTATCCTAATGGTAAATGTAAATATTGTAATTTAGAAAATGATAATCACAAAATGAGTTGTCCAGTAATGAAAATACAAGTAAACTTATGACACCAAGAGAAAAAGCAGATGAATTGTACAGTAAGTATGATGATTTATTAAATAAAGATTTTGGCAATCCTATTGTATTTGATAATCAAATAAAACAATGTGCATTAATAGCAGTAGATGAAATATTACAATCAAATAATTTATATAATTCTATAAAAACAAAATTTTATTTAGAAGTTAAACAAGAAATAGAAAAGTTATGACACCAAAAGAAAGAGCAAACATACTATATAACAAATATACAAAAGCATATAATAGATTTGTTGTTAGTGGTTATATAAAACAAGGTTTAGATGAATGGAAAGAAATAGCTATTGAATTAGGTAAGTTGTATAAACAATAAATAAAAACTATTATTTTTAAATTGATAATAATTTTTTTTAATTATGGAAGATAAAAGAAAATACAATGGTGGTCACGCTAATAGTGGAAGAAAAGCTAAAGCAGAAGAAGTAGCATTGATTGAGAAATTAACACCATTAGAACCTTTAGCATTTGCAGCATTAGAAAAAGGATTAGCAAATGGTGATTTTAAATTTACACAATTATTTTATAATTACTATGCTGGTAAACCAAGAGAAACAAAAGATATAACTGTAAGTAATGAGCAACCTATATTTAATATAGATTTAGATGAAGTTTAAAGCATTATCTTATGGAGTTTATATTAACTACTGCAATTAGAAAATTATTACGTTTAAAGCAACGTATTAAAGTTATTAGAGGTGGAACATCAGCTGGTAAAACATTTGGTATTCTGCCTTTACTAATTGACAAAGCAATTAAAGAACCTAATTTAGAAATAAGTGTTGTATCTGAAAGCATACCACATTTGCGTAGAGGTGCATTAAAAGACTTCTTAAAGATTATAATGGCACTTGGTAGATACAATGATGCACAGTTTAATAAGTCTACTTTAAAGTACACATTTACAAATGGAAGTTATATTGAGTTTTTTAGTGTAGACCAACCTGATAAATTAAGAGGAGCAAGAAGAAATATATTATATGTTAATGAGTGCAACAATATAGATTTTGAAAGTTACTATCAATTAGCAATTAGAACATCTGGTGATATATGGTTAGATTATAATCCTACTTCTGCATTTTGGGTTGATAAAGAAATACTAACGCAAAACGATACTGATTTTATTACATTGACTTATTTAGACAATGAAGCATTATCAGAAACAATAGTAAATGAAATAGAAGCAGCAAAAGTAAAAGCATTAACATCTACATATTGGTCAAACTGGTGGCAAGTTTATGGATTAGGTCAAACAGGTAGTTTAGAAGGTGTATGTATTCCAGATTGGCAAGAAATAGATTTACCAACTGATGCAAGAATATTATGTTACGGAATGGACTTTGGTTATAGTAATGACCCAACAAGTTTAGTAACTATGTATAAATATAATGATGCATATATATTTGATGAAGTAATTTATAAAAAAGGATTACTTAATAGTGAAATATCAAATCTATTAAAAGCAAATAATGTAAACGAAATTGTTTACGCAGATAGTGCTGAACCAAAATCAATAGCTGAATTGAATAGTTATGGTCATAATGTATTACCAGTATCAAAAGGAAAAGATAGTATCTTATTTGGTCTTAATTTAATTAATCAAAACAAAGTTTATGTTACAAGTAGAAGCAAGAACTTAATTAATGAATTAAGAAACTACATTTGGCAAACTGATAAGACAGGAATTAAAATGAATAGACCAATAGATGCATATAACCACGCAATAGATGCTATGCGATATGCAATGACAAGTCAATTAGAAAATCCACACAAAGGTAATTATTTTATATACTAATAACATTATATTGTTATTTTAAGTGTATTTAATAATTTTAATATTTAAAATATATGCAAAATAACATTATAATATCATTTTACTAATGACTTACGGACAAATAATAGCAGCAATACAATGTTATATACATCACGTTAAAGGAATAGAAGTTCAAATTAACTTACCAAGAAATATAGGTGAAATAAAGAAGATGCAACAGATGTATAATATAGCTTCACAATATTTAAACTAATGAAAGAAGAAGAAGATATATTTGAAAATATGGAGTTTGAACCAGCTGATACAAGATATGAAATAATATCTATGTGCAATCAAGCATTAAGTTCAGTTGAAGGTTTTGATACAGGAATGATAAGCAAAGAAGATGCATTTAAGATTAAAGAAATAAGAAGAAAGTCTTTAGCATTAATTGATTTACATATTGGAATGATATATGATGAAAACTTTGAAACGTAACTTATAAGTTACTATGTTAAATAAAAGTTAAAATGTATTTTATTTAAAACAATATAATTATATTTGTATCAAATAACAAACAAATGAAAACATATATGACAAAGTATTGCATAACTTACTGGACTGAAAGAAATGATGAAAGTACAGATGTAGAATTAATAATCTATGCTTATAATGAAATAGATGCACAAAGAAAATTCTATGATATGAATATAGTACATAAGAAAATAGAAAGTGTAAAAGAATTGGTTTAAATTTAGGTTAATAATGGTTGAAGAAAGACTTGCAGAAATGTAGGTCTTTTTTTTGTTTAATACAATATCAACTTTATTTTATTTTTAAATAAAAAACAATGAAGTTACAAATTACAATACCAACAAGTTTAGAAGAAATAACATTAGAACAGTATCAAAAGTTTTTATCTATTGCAAAAGATAATCCTGATGGTGAATTTCTTCAACATAAAATGGTAGAAATATTTTGTGGTATAGATTTAAAGAATGCTGCTAAAATAAGTTTTAAAGATGTTAATGAAATAACAACTAACCTATCAAATCTATTCAATCAAAAGTATGATTTGAAAAGAACATTTAAATTAGGTAATACTGAATTTGGATTTATAAATAACCTTGATGAAATAACATTAGGTGAATATACTGATTTGGATAAGTATATATCAGATTGGGATAAGATGCATAATGCAATGGCAGTATTATACAGACCAATTACAAAGAAGCTAAAAGATAAATATCAAATAGAAGAATATAACGGCAGCTATACGTATTGTGATGCTATGAAGTTTGCACCAGTAGATGTAGTATTAGGTGCTGTTGTTTTTTTTTACAATTTAGGCAACGAATTATTGAAGTCTACGATACACTATTTGGAGAACAACAAGGAATTTCAGAGTATAGTAAACAATCACAATTTGGAAGTAAATGGGGTTGGTATTCATCATTCTATGCTCTTGCTCAAGGAGATGTTAGAAGATTTGAAGATGTTTCCAGAATTAGATTATCAGTTGCATTAACATTTTTAACATTTGAGAAAGAAAAGAACCAAATAGAAACTGAATTAATAAGAAGTAAATAATGAAAGGATTTTACCAAATAACAACAGCAATAAAAGACCAACTATATAAAGATATATTTGTTAATACAGTTTCATCAGGTGACATATTTGAAATTGATTTAAACAAACAAACTATATTTCCTTTGTCTCATATTATAGTAAACAATGCAACATACAATGGCAACACTTGGTTGTTTAATATATCAGTTCTATGTATGGATGTTGTAGACTTTAGTAAGACTGAACAAACAGACCAATTTTTAACAAATGATAATGAGCAAGATGTATTGCATACACAACTAATGGTTATTAATAGACTATTAGAAGTATTAAGAAGGGGAAGTTTATTTGATGATTTATATCAATTACAAGGCACACCTAATTGTGAACCATTTGTAGATAGGTTTGAAAACAAGATAGCTGGTTGGACAGTTACATTTGATGTTATGGTTGCTAATGAAATGACAAGTTGCGAGAATGAATGCTAACAATTTAACATCTACTAAAGAAGTTTTAGAAGCATATAAGAAATATGTTATTCAACAAGCAAGAAGTAATTTATCTAAAGGCAATAAGAACGTTTCTAAACAACTTTATAATCAAATCAAAGGTGAAATAGTATTTGAAAATAATTATTTCTTATTGGGTTTCTCTATGCCTGATTATGGTTTTTATCAAGATGAAGGTGTTACAGGTGCAGACCCAAGTAAAGTATCACCTAATGCAAAGATAAAAGGGCAACAAGCACCGAATAGTAGATTTAGTTTTAAACAAAAAATATCTTCAAAACATTTTATAAATTGGGTAAAGTTTAGAGGCATAAGATTAAGAGATGAAAAAGGTAGATTTAAACAAGGTAATTATAAAGCAATAGCTTCAATTATAGCAAGAAATGTATGGGCAAGGGGAATTAAACCTTCTTTATTTTTTACTAAACCATTTGAAGCTGGTTATAAAAAATACATAGATACAGATTTAATAAAAGCATTTGGTGACGATATAGAAACATTAATAGATTACACAATAACAAATAAATAAAATGAAATTAATATCAGTTAGAAGTCCATACTTTATAATAGTAAATGAAGCAAGTCAAGTAGGTAGCAAAGTAGAACTATTTATTTGGCATAAAGGTGAAACTGAACCAGCAACAGCTACATATACATTAAGCAAGAAAATAGCATCAGCAACACAAACAAAAAACACATACAATATATCTAATTACGCTAAAGAGTTTATTAATAATATTACATCTGCTTATAATGGTTCTATAACTGAAGTAACAGATGATTGGGTTTATGTTAAAGTAAAAAGATATAAAGAAACATCTGCAACTAATTATACTTTATTAAATACTGAAACTTATGTAGCTTGTAATGGTTATACAAATGGTTTTGGTGTAGTTAATCAAATGATTAATGACACATTTATTCCAGCAACTTTATATCAACAAAATAAAACACATAAATTTTTTTATGGTGATATTCCTTCAATTTATTTTTTTATAGATTATACAAATGATGCTGATGAATATTTAGTAAGGTATTCTAATTTTGAAGCTATACCAAATACAGATGAAGAAACAATTTTAAATGGAGAAACTGAAACACAATATTTATTTTCAATCCCTATAAGTTTAGGTGGTGTAGATTATACTGATGGTAATAAATTAGAAATAGTAAAGAATGATGTAGTTATAGCAACTTATATTTTTAAAACAGAATGTGAAATAAAATATTCACCTATAACAGTAGAATATGTAAATAAATATGGTGGATGGGATTTTATTATGTTCTTTAAAGCAAGAACTGAAAATTGGGAAGTAAAAAATAAAGAATATCAATTATTACCAAATGATGTAGACTATAACATATTTAGAGGTCAAAGTAAAGCATTTAATTATGAAGCAAGAAAATCAATAAAAGTAAATACTGGATGGTTAAATGAAAGTTACAATGAATTGATAAAAGATTTAATGGTTTCAGAAACTATATTGTTAAAAATAGATGCATCATTACAACCAGTTAAATTAAAAACAATGTCAACTGATTTAAAAACTTCTTTACAAGATAAGATGATTAATTACCAAATAGATTTTGAATACAATTTCAATCAAATTAATAATGTAATATAATGGAGTTATATATTTACGTTGATGATGTTGCACAAAGAGTTGAAATGTTCCAAGATGAGAAAGTTTCAGTTACTTCTACATTACAAAATTATTCAGATATTGGTAAACTATTTACAGACTATTCACAATCATTTACAATACCAGCATCACCAACAAATAACGCTATCTTTTCACATTGGTATGATAATGCAGTTGATGATGGTTATGATGCAAGAATAAGATACAATGCATTTATTGAAATAGAAACAATACCATTTAGAGAAGGTAATGTACAATTAGAAAAAGCAAACAAAAAGAATGGTTATATTGAAAGTTATACACTTACATTCTATGGAAACTTAACACAATTAAAAGATAAGTTTGGTGAAGATAAATTAAATAGTTTAGATTTTACTTCTTTAAATCATACTTATGATGCTTCTACTATTGTTTCAAAAATAAATGCTAATACTGGTAATGTAAGATACCCATTAATTGGTAATACAAGAAAGTTAGAATATAAAACTGCAACAATTTATGATATAACTACAAACACTGGTGCTATTAATTGGGATGATTTATTTCCAGCAGTACCTATAACAAGCATATTAGATTTTATAGAAACTAAATATAGTTTAACATTTACAGGTAATTTTTTAGGATATAATCAATTTGCTAAATTAAATATGCTATTAAAGAATAGTGAATTACCGAGAGCATACAATGCTGGTGTATTTTATGACCAACAAACATTTTCTGGTACTGCTACTTTTCCTGAATATAATACAACAACAGACACAATTACTTCAAATTGGAATACTTTTTTTCCAGCAACAGGACCAAAAAGAATATCAATTAATTTTAGAACAACACCAGCAACACCATTTATAAATACAAATTATAAAGTTGAATTATATCAAGATGGTGTAGTAGTACAAACATTTGATAATTTAGTTGGAACTACAAGTGTTACTTTATTAGATGTTAGACAATCTGATGATGCTGCACAACACGAATATAGAATTAAAATTTCAGCAATAGGTGCATTTGATTTTAAAGGTAAAATAGCATATATTAGAAGAAGTACTTTACCAGATGTAACTACAGAAAGTTTTAACTATGCTGGTGCAATTACTGGTCAATCATTTTCAGCAATACAAGAAGTTGTTAATTATGTGCCAGATATTAAGGTTGCAGATTTCTTTATGGGATTAGTTAAAATGTTTAATTTAATTATTACACCAATTAATGAAACTACATTTAAATTAGAACCATTAGAATTATATTACCAAGCTGGTCAAATAAAAGATTTAACACCATACATTTATGCTGATGAGTTAGATATTGAAAAACCAAAACTATTTAAGACAATAGAGTTTAAATATGAAAATTCAGAAAACATTTTAAACAATGCATTTAGAGGTTTATTTAATAGAGAATATGGTGATTTAACATTTGATAGTGGTTCAAATTCAGAAAGTGGTAAATATGAAATTAAGTTACCATTTGAAGATGTTATGTTTGAAAGAGCAACAGGATATGATTTTCAAACTGCTACATTATTAAACAAAGATTTACAAAGTTATACACCTAAACCAATATTAATGTATAACAATGGATTAGTTAATGTTTCTTCTTTTCCTATTAAGATTTATAATGGAAGTACTTACACAAACGTAAATAACTATGTTAGATTTAACAATGAAATAAATACAGGTGCAACTGATTTAAGTTATTTATATTCTATAAACTTTGGTAATGAAGTATCATCTTGGTATTTAGTAAATGCACCACAAGGATTATACAAAAGACACTATGAGCAATATATAGCAAATCTTTATAATCAAAAGACAAGAGTTTTAAAAGCTAAAGCAAAATTAGAACCACAAAACTTAACTAACTTAAAGTTAAATGATAGGATTATAATTAGGGATAATAGATATATTATAAATTCTTTTACTACTGATTTAACAACTGGTGAAACATCATTTGAATTAATAAATGATTATAGAGTATTAGATTTTAATAGTGTAGGTTATAGATTTGCAAACATAGAATTATTAAACGTAGATAATACAGCACAAGAGTTTCAATTAGATTTATATTTAGGAATGTTTAAACAATTTTCAATTAAAACACTTTCTGGTTTTATTTCATCACCAACAAGTGGT